AACCTTGTATTAGAAAATTCACCGTCAGCAATTGCGTGAATCCTAAATAGGTCATACTTCGTTCCGCCGAAGTCCTGTGATATCATGAATGGAGCTGACGGTGATGTAAATCTATCCTCAAATGACTCATAGTTAGGCTGTGTCGTCGAAGAGGAATTTCTACTATCAGATCCACTGGCCAGGAATGCACACTCATTCCACTTAGTGGGATTTCCTGTCTTGCTGAAGTCTACTGTGTTACTCAGCACGCCTGTTCCTGTGACGACAGCGAGAGCTGGGTGGATGTCATACCTTGCGTAGAGTAAGTGACCTGTTCGCTCTAGTGCTGTTGGATCAGTATTAAATTGATTTCCAAAATAGCCATCCTTTTTCATGTCAAAAGATGCTGTGATAACATTCTTTCCTGAGCCAGCGATCGCTGTAGAGTGACCATTAAGTAACATCACAAATTCTTGTGATGAAAGGTGAACAGATCCTGTCATGCCACCCTGTATATTTGCGTCTCCTGACCTATACTCAGTCGTATTACTGGGAGCTGCACTGCCCTGAGCGATAAAGTTTCCAGAAAGAGATAGGGTAACTCCAGAAGCTGCTAATAGCACACCCCTGATGATAGGGACGGCTGGTGGACTACCAAGGGCTGTTGCCTTAGTTTCCTGGAGGCCCGCCTCACTGAAGACTGTGCTTCCAGCTGACTGTGACATCCAACAGCCTAAGAAGTATGTCCTTCCTAGCGAATTCCCATCAGAAGATCCGTATTTATTTCTTGCAACAGTGCCATTATCCTGAACGATCTCTGCTCCGGCAACGAATCCTGCATTTGTCACCTTTCCTGTGGTGGTGGATCTACGCTTACCGTTGCCAATTCCTAGCAGTCTGATATAAGACAATGACTGTGCTGACTTGAGATATGCATCTACGGCTAGCGGTCCAAACTTTTCACCATCACTGTCACCAAATACAGCTGCAAAATTTGGGTAACTTGCAACTGTGATGGGAACAAACGCAGGTCCCTCATCAGCAGTTCCTATGACACCAGCCGGGACACCGATAGGGGCTGCTGGAGTAGGAAAAGATAAGTCTATTTCTGTTGCTGTTGTTCCAGCACTTCCAAAGAGTATGTCAGCCATTTATTTTATTCTCCGATATCATTAATTATCCATTATTCAAAACTTACACCAGCATTGGTAATAATAAAGTCAATAGCGACAAATTCAACTGCTCTTGTGGGTACAACAACAATTCTTCCATTCAGAACATTATTTTCAATATCTTCCTGAGTGTTATTGCTAGAGTCCATCACAACCTTAAACTGATCAATTCCTTGCTGACTCTGAACTGTTGCTAGCAGAGGAGTTACCTGTGAGACAAATCTTGCTCTAGTCTCTGGCGTGTTCTGCTCAAAGACTATCCTATTTGCAATATCAACAACAATTCTCTTGACCTCGAGAAGCATTCTTCTGACATTGACTCTGTCTAGAGCACTTCTTGCAATCTGGAGCGTCTTTTGTCCAAAAATCACGAATCCTGCCTGTGGGAATGTAGCTATGGGATTTATTCTTACCTCATATAGGTCATCTCTATCACGCTGATTGAGTCTCACATCTACATTTACCACATTATCTAGAGCGCCTCTGTTAAATCCTGCAGGAGCAAACCATGGGTATGAAATACTATCATTAAATGCTAGTGCACCTATTGCAGCAACTGATGACGGAACCTGTACGGGCTGATTATTGATGTCATCTTGAATTGATACATCAGGGAAATATGTTGCTGAGTAGTTGCTATTAACTGCTCTTGAGTCAAAGCCCTCTGCTGTCTTAGAAACTGCCGGTTTTTTCGACCGATTAAAAATCCTAACTCCGTCGCTGTCGTAGTTTGGAATATCTAGGAGATATATCGCCTTGCCGTAGTCATCAAGTAAGTCAAATATGTAGTTAGACAGTGATCCGTCTCTTATCCCTGGTATTGCTAGGATGTTCACCCTAGACACCATAGGATCTGTTAAGATCTTGCCAGCTGTTCTATAAGATGCAACTATACCGTTCAGCGGACCAGCTCCAAAATTATTTTCAGAACTCAGACCGATATCCATAGATGTTCCCACTGCTGGTACACCTGATGCTGCCTTTCCACCTGTGTCAGTGGAAGTAGATCTATCATCTAGCTGTGCCATATCTCTATCAAGAATATTCACACCATCAAATCCGCCGTATAGCATATTTGTGAATTTTGTATACTCATGAAATCTATTAAAATAGACTGAAGAAGTTAGAGATAGAAGTGAGGCAAATGTTAGGCGACGAGCCCTACTGCCATCGACAACTGTGTAATTTGCACTGTCAGGACTTCCGTTTCTAATGTATGCTGTTTCTAATATGTGGTCCTTTGCAGATCCAGTTATCGATCCATTAGCTGTAACTGAGAGATCTGGGTCTCCGCTGCTATTATCCTGTATCCTATTAGAGAGAGCAACCCTTGCAAGTGTGAACTTATTATTATTAAACTCATCTGCTCCGCTTCCTGTGACAAGAGAGTCTAGCTTTACAATTCCTAACATCTTAGAGTAGTTTCTGAGGAGATCATTGATCGCATCAGACGCATTTGGATTAAGAATCGAATTAGAAAGTTCGGTACTTCTAGCTACTCTAGTATACTTTACGCCCCAGTAATATCTACTGTCTACCCTTTCATCGTCACCAGGGGCACCGACATAGGGCTGGGTTGTAGATATATTTCCTCGTGTCACCTTAAATCTAAATGGAACAGGCGGTAGGATTGATCCACTGAGAGCAGACACAAATCCCATCGCAGCTCTATTTGGGGTGCCAGATCCAGTCACATTACTAAGCCTTCTGGATGTGGGTCCACCTGGGCTATCATATGTTCCAACTATAGGTGTGGTAGATTGATCTGTTAGTGTATCTGAAGTCTTCAGTAATGGCAGTCCTCTGAATCCGAAAGGCAGAGCACTAGATGGAACGTCTCCATTTTGAAATATCTCACTCATTACAATTCTGACTCTAGTTGACCTATTAGGATATTTCCCCCTTACGATCATCTTTCTCTCATCTTCATCCTCGGCGTCAAAATTATAAAATGCCTTGAAGTCTCCAATCTTTTTAGCAACAAAGTCATCATCATTAGGATTAAGTGTACAGAGCGGATATTGCTCCAAAACTGCTGGATTAGTATCTGTATCATTAAATGCTCTAACTAGAACAGAGAATGTTCCATACGGATCTCTTGGATTAGTACTCTTTCTAATATTAGAGATAGAGACCTTAAAGCTTTCATTTACAACCAGGCCATCAGATATAGTTTCAAAGTGGAAAAGATCATATTCTGCTTGTCCGTATGGTTGAGATATGAAGCTAGTTGATTTTGCTGCGCTATATCTTGTATCAAGTCTTCCAAATCTATTTAAGAATGTCGTAGATAGAGCAGAAGCTGAAGAGTCCTTATTACTTCCTGACACAAGTGCGACGACTGGCCTGCCAGAGCTTGCTCCAACTCCTGCTACCAGGTCCTCAACTGGGAAGTGAGCATATAAGACGTGCTGATCTTTTTGGAATCTTTCTGGATCAGTATTTAATATATTTCCAATATACGCATCAGAAGCTGGATTTAGAGATGCTGTAAAGACTCTAATTCCAGGTGAGTTATCATCTTTATAAAATCCTGCACCTGCAGAGGAAGAGACTATTAGCTTAAATAATCCCTCTGAGCTTGGTACTGAATTGCTTGATGATCCGTGCAATCTGGGGCTGAGTTCATTATAGGATGAGCTATAATCCATGACCTGAAAACGTGTTCCTGTGGGCGTAAATAGCATCCCTCTAACGAGGTTAATAAATCCATCTCCACTAGCAACATTATAGCTGTTATTATCTGAGAAGATTGGATATCCCACGCCCTCAGTTGAAGCTGACACGTAGTGTTTCGCAGCTATGAACTGAACTACACCATTTGCACCTCCAACAGCACCAGCAGGTAGTGCTGTGGGGAGTATTTTAAATCCAGCACTTTTAACGATTCCGTTTATATTAGTATTTTCTATATCTGCGGTTGTTTCATTAGAACCTGCTCCTAATACACGTACGTATGTTAGGGCTGTTCTATACCTAAGAAATTCTCTGACAGCATAGGGTCCAAACATCTTTGGGTCAAGTGTTCCAAATCTTCTTTCAAAATCTGCAAATGAACCAACAGTAACCGGTACAAATGCGGGGCCTAGTTGAGATGTTCCAGCAACTCCCGCAGGAATACCTACGATCTCTGTCTCCCTCTGCGAAAGGTCGATTTCACGCTCAAAAAACCCAGGTGATTTAAAGGTCTGCTCAGCCATTTATAGATCTCCTGTACAATTCTCTACAACTATAACTATCGCTCAAATTGTCAAAAGTCCCTAGTCAGATGGTGTATCTAGCGTAGTTTGTAGATCTATAATAATTCTCGAACTTGCAACAGTTTCTCCTGATCTCTGATTGCGCGTCAAGACTCTCACATACCTTCCAGTTTCTTTATCGCTAAATGGGTCTTTAATGACGTCAAAGATCCTCTCGCTCCCCTGGCCTCTCATCCCTGGAGTTCTTCCATCTCTATCTAGCTCACTTACATCACTGAGTATAAATTTATTCAACTCCTTGCTACCGCCAGGTGTCGAATATTCTTCAATGACCTGTTCACTTGACTGGTAGTAGCCAAATTCGATCTGTGGTGCTGAGTAGTATTTTCTAAATGGTGTTGGTAATCCAGGTTGCTGTGGTGCTAAAAGATACCCAGGAATAGTTACGTTAAATGTATACTTTATGATTCTCTCGTCTTGAGAGAAATCTTGAAAATTATCTGAATTGGTCAATGGTGACTTGATAAATGCAACATACTCATACCCATTTCTTGATGTCAGCATGAACTCATGACCCTGTCCGTCGAATTGAGAGAAAATTACCTCTACCAGCTGGTTCATCTGTGTCATATACTGTGTCCACAGTGTTACCTCATAGTCTATTGCCATAAACGTAGGATAGGGAATTGTTATTATTTCAAATATATTATTCCCTATTTCATTTCTCAGAAGATTTCCTCTTGGATCATCTAACAGTGATAAATTGTTGAGGTTTCTTCTTGAGGCAAGGCGACCTGGTCTTGCAACATTTCCTGGAAAAATATCTGATTTAGAAAAATTTCCCCTGTCTGCAACATTATGCTGATTTTTAAGACCCAATTTATTGATTATTTTTTGATAGTTTCTATCCTTAGGGTCTAATCTCTTTCTTATTGTGTATGACTGCTGATCTCTGAATGCGATTGGAGTTTTATATCCCCCTTGGCTTGGGCTATGGTCAATTCCCATCCTGTGAATTGACATGATGGGAAGTATTAGCGCATTATTTCTGTCTCTTATTGGCCTCTTTCTTCTAGTGAGAGCAAACCTCTCTCCGGTTGAAAACACGACAGGCACTTTTGTGAACTGGGACTCTATTGTCACCTGTAACGGTATTCTTTTATCGAATAGATCAAATAATGCCCTATCAATGTCCTCTATTCCTGAAGGAGGAAGAGAAAAATCATCAGGAACAGATCCCTCATATCCCGTATCTATTTTTCCTGTCAATTTTTCTCTCCCCCAAAGTCTCCATAAAATGCCGAACCTACACGCTGGGGATCTCCCTTAAGGGAAACCTGTGCAGGTTGAGAAATTATTGGCTTAGTTAGCACACCATTTGCCTGTAGTGAGCGAACATCGCCTGTGGGACCCTGTATGTTTTCAGCAAATCCTCTCTGTTGTACAAATGTATTTTCAACAGCATTTGGGTCTGAGTATCTCTCATCAGTTGGACCAAATACCTTTGCAAGGAATTGTCCCTTTCTTGCCTGCTTACCAGTTAATGTGATAAATCCCTTATGCTCTACTTCTCCATATATGGTAGTTGAGTCTGGAGCTGTTATCACCTCAAAAAAAACCTGCCCATAGCTAAAAAAATCTCCTTCAAGAACTGTTATTCCCTTGTCTAGCAGATCTCTCTCCTGAAGGTAGGCCTCTATTGTATAGTATTCCTCACTTCCAAAAATATTTGCTCTGATATCTTGAGGCTGATATTTAACTAGCGCTCCTATCTCTATTGGATTCTCAAAAACCTTTTCTGATGCCTCCTCATACACATCATGCACTCTTGTCTTATCCACAGATATTGGAAAATAATAAATTTTTTGCCCTACGACATCTTTTATCACTTCCTTAGCGATATCATTTATAAAATTTATCTCTCTTGGTGTTATAAACAGTCTAGACATTTTCTATCCCATGAAGATTGACCAGCCGTTTGGCATTGGCACATACTTCAATTGTTTGTTTATAAACTCAGACCTAGATGCTTGTGTCTCTGCTAGCTTATCATATGTCATTGTCTCTAGCATCTCTTTCAGCTGTGTCTTTAGATTAGACTGATCCTCTCTTCCCTGTGTTACGAGAGCATCTCCGTTCATCTGCAAGTCAGATCCAGGAATAGGAACTGAGCTAAACTTTGATCTTATGAGACCCAGTAGCTCTTTACTGAGACCGAGTGTATATTGTCTTATCCACTGCTTTCCTATACTATTAATATTAGAATATTTTAGATCTCCAAACGGTATGTCAGATAAGTTAGAAACTCCCTGTATCGTGTCGTCCTGATATGCTGGATTAAGAGGATCAGAAAAGAATTTTATCCTTAGCCACAGT